GACGATGATCGAGGACATCGGATCGATGTTAAAGTCCATGCCGATATAGATCGGCAGCTTCGGATTGAAGGGGCAGTCGCTGACATGGATGTTACGGTCGAACGGATAATAGACGCGGCCGGACATGGTTTCGAAGCTCGCCTCGAACTCCTGACGGAACGAGCGAGGATCCATGTCGCGGCGACGTGCCTCGATTTCCTTGCGCGGGATGAACGGCGAGGTGATGGTCGGAAACTGCCAGGACATCCATTCGTTGCCGACCAGGCGGCCGCGGTGATCCTTGACCATCGGACCACGCTCGCCAAGGCGGAAGCGGTGGTAGAGCCAGTTATAGGACTTCGGCGTCCCGATGAAGAGCGCCCGGCCGTTGGTGGTTGCCAGGGTCGGCATCAAGACCTCTTCCCAGGTCTCTTCCTTGATGTCCTGGGCCTCGTCGATGACGACGAAGTGCAGACCGACACCACGCAGGGAGTCAGGCTTGTCAGCGCCCTTCAGTGAGATTTCGGATCCGTTGATGAGCTGCATCTCCATGCGGCTCTCGTTGATCTTCTTGATCCAGCCCTTCGGCATGGCAGCCTTGAGCGGCTTCCACATCAGATCGCGCGCCATCGCGTAGGTCGGCGCGACATACCAGATCAACTGCTTCTGTCTGGCAGCGGCATACTTGATGAGCGAGATCTTGGAAACCTGGGTCTTGCCCCAACGACGGCCGGCCACGACCACCCGGAAGCGGTGCGGGTCGTTCATGACCACCTTCTGCAGGCGATGGAGCTTGAGCGAGGCGATTTCCTTAGCCATTTTCAAGCTCCGGATCCGCTTCGCCGGCCAACATGTCATCGACGGTCGTGTCTTCAGCGAGCGCACCCGTGCCGATGTGATGGCGCAGGATGTCTTCGTTGGTCAGATCCTCGATGTTGAGGGTCGGCAGATCGTCCTCATCGAGCAGGTTCATCGCGGACTCGAGATTGTCGACCAGGATCTTGTTGAAGCGCTGGACAGCCTTGAGGTCGTCATCGACGGTCGAGAGTGCGTGTTTGCCTGCCAGGGCATCCTGGACGATCTTCTGAGCCAGCTGGCGCGCAAGCTTGAGCGAGCGAACGCCCGTGATGCGCGTTTCCTCGATCCACTCACCGCGCTTGTCCGCGAAACGCTCCGCGGTTGCAGCAGCAGACGCCCCAGCAGCCCCGGTGACAGCCTTCTTAGCTGCAGCTGCAATCTCGTGAGCCCGAGAGCCGCGAACCGCGCCAGCAGTCTTTAAACGAGCCGAGAGTGCCTGGCGCGAAACACCGAACTGGTCAGCCAGTTCAGCAAGCCCGGCCTTTCCCAGCTCGTAGAGTTCCTTTGCTTCGGTGAAGTCAGCTTCGGACATGCGCTTGCCACCCGCAGCGGCTGCGTCCTTCACATCTTCCTTGACCTCGACTTCTTCAGACATGCACTCTTCCAAAAATAAGTATTTACTTACATCCGCAGGCACGGATCGAAAGCCCGGAACCTTTCAACTATTCCCGTCCATTCATCGTCTATTATAATTAATTACTTACTTACTATCTAGTAGTTAATAATAGACGATGAATGGACGGGAATTCACGAAGCTGCCGGGCGAAACCAATCGTATCCTCGTAACGTAGGAACAAGGTGGGTGAAGTTACCTGCCGGGCGTCGTTCCAGCATTCCCTGCTCCACGAGAAAGCGAACAGAGATCCGGACGGCTCCGTAGCTCGCCGTGTAGGAAATCATCTCATGCAGCTCGGTCGTGGTGAGATACTTCCCCTCGCCTGCCGCCTTGAGGATGAAGCCCATCAGTTCCTTCTGCTTGTCAGTGCGCCGCGGCTTAGGCATCGAACACCAGCCTTTCGTTCGGCTTCTGGCGATCGAACGCAGTCAGGGGCAGACGTGCCGGCATGTCGAGGCGCCCAGCATCCGGATTCTGGTAGATCCCATACATCGGCGAGGCCAGGCTCATCTGCTGGATGCCCTTGATGACGTCGCGCGCGGTCATGGCAGCAACGCGAGCGTCAGCGCCGTCCCGTGCCGAGCCCGTGTTCTCCTGGGCGGAATTCTTCTGGTAGAACTCCTTGCACTGCTGCAGGAGCTGCTCATAGCGCGGTGATGCTTCCAGCTCATTGACGACGGCTTCAAAGTCCTGCGGCGTCGCTTCGAAATTCCCGCGGAAGAACTTCATGCCGGCGTCGAACTTGTTGGCGTTCATCGGCTTGACGAAACGAAAGCCTGCCTTCTGGCCGAAGGCGTTGAACTTCGACATGGACGACTGGATCTCGATGTTCTTGTGTCCATCCATCCTGGCGACCAGGTTCATCATCCGGGAGCCGGCGCCGATCCCGCGGAACATGGTATCGACCACGAAACGCGAGACCACCCGGAAATGGGCGTTCAGATACTTGTAGCGGTTGGTGTTGGTCAGCTTCGTCTCGCCGGAGCCGGGCGCCAGGTTCCTGAAGACCAGGTGGCGCTCCTTCAGCATGCCCTTCGGCATGCCGACAACAAGCACGCCGATCGTCTGGCCGTCGAGCGTCAGCTTCCAGAACTGCGGCCCAATCGGAAGACCTTCGGCCTTGTAGTGGAGATCGTGCAGAAGCTCCCAATCGGCCTTGGTTCCGCGCTCCACGAACATATGATCCGTAAGCTCGAAATTTGCGCGAGGGCTCGCGTTTCGCTCGATCAGTGTCTCGATATCAGGAAGCATCGTCCTCGTCGCCCTTGCGCTTGTGTAGCTCTTCCCAGCGCTCTCTAAACTTCACTTCGTCATGCACGAGGTAAGCGATCAGAAAAATCAGAAGAAGGATGGCCGTGCCCATCAGAGAACCCTGCGGCCAGTGTTGTATTCGACGCGAACGGCGCGATCGTCCCAAAGCTCGATCAGACCGAAGTCCTTGACGTTGGTGATCTGCAGAACCTCACCGATATGTTCCAGGCAGAACTTCTCGATGGCCGGCTTGCAATCTTCCGGCCCGGCGCAGCGCGCGGTGAAGATCCGAACCTCGATGCCCTGGTCGAGCCAGTCACGGACGCGCCGGATCATCGGCATGATCGGCTCGCCGACGTGATCGATACCGCGCCAGTGGTCATAGGTCGAAATCGTGCCGTCGAAATCGACGCCAATCCATCCCTGGTTAGCCATTGTTGAATTCCTCGATGAACTTGACGTTGCGCAGAACGACCAGAAAGCTCCTGCCGTAATCGTTGATGATCAGCAGCGTCTCGCCGTTCTGCTTCGTGTTCACGACTTCGGTAAAAACCTTGTCGCCGCCATCGGTGAAATTGACGACGACGCGCCTCATTCGGCCCTCACCAGGCCGAGCTGAACGGCTTCCTTGAGGTCGAAACGCAAGGTTCCGGTCGTGTCCTTGTCGAACTCGATCAGAACCTCGCCATGCGGCGTGAAATATTCAGACTTCGTGGGTCCAGGGCCGACTTCAGTGCCGGCCGGGATCACGATGTCCTTGGTGGTAACGAGCTTAGCCATTGTCGATGATCTCCCAATCCTCGGCGAGCTGGTCGAGCTGCGAGGGGTTGAAGCCGGTGAGAGTGGATCCATCCGGCTGTTTCATGTTGAGGTTCGGCAGGCGCGTGACCGTGCCCTTGTCGCCGTTCTGGAATAGTTCGGCGTTGAGGACGGCAGCCAGGCGATTGTGCCCGTGCAGCTTGGTCGCGTCGCGCGAGCCCTGTTCGAGGTAAATGATCTGCTTCGACTTCCAGTCCTGGCGCCGAGCGACCCCTCCCCGCTTCACGAATTCGAGTGCTTCGCCGTAGTTCATTCGACTTCGACCTTCTCGCGGAAGCGCTTCGTGATGGTGAGAGACGGCCCAAGTTCTTCCTTCAGGTCGTCATGGGTGGTTGCGACCATGAAGGTCTTGTTCATGCGGCGAGCCACCTTCTGCATCGAGAAGGCGACCAGCTTTGCCGTCGTGCGATCGAGCACGGCGCCAAATTCATCGGCGATCCAAACGTCAGCGTCGGATGCCATGAGAATTGCGAGCTTAAGGCGGTAGCGCTGCCCGTCAGACAGTTCGGAGGGCTTGCGCAGGTAGATGTAGGCATCGGAGATGCCGGCCTTGGCG